ACGGAACTGGATCAGTTGGAGCCGTAGCTTCTACGACTTCTTGGACATTAGATGTTGTTAAAGATACTCTTGAATGTACTGCTCATGGCGATACAGCAAGAAAATATGTAGGAAGTCTAGTAACAGCAACAGGAACAGTAGACCTTCTTTATACAGCTACAAGCGGAGATGATACTGCTGAAATTATTACAGATGTATTAACTGCTGAAGATGCTGGTGACGCTTCATTCAATTTATTTTTAGATACATCAGGAAGTAAAAAGTTAAGTTTTAACGGAATTATTACAGGAACTTCATATAGCTCAACTGTTGGAGATGTTTCAACTGTATCAGTAAGTTTCCAAACTACTGGTGCTATTACTTCTGCTCTCTAATGCCTAAAAAATCTTATTCAGCAAAGCAACGTAAACTCGCTGCTGTTGCCCCACCACGGGATAAGATTACGGCTGCTGATATGAAAAAGCTACGTTCCAAGAAAAAGAGGAAGAAAAAATGAAAACTTTAACTCAAAGACAGGAAGATGCTTTATCCAGGCATAAGAAAAAAGGTACTCATACCAGGAAACACATGGAAGAAATGAAAAAATTAATGTTAAAGGGCAAAACTTTCACCGAAGCTCACAGGCTGACGATGAAAAAGGTAGGCAAATAATGGCTAAACGTAGAGGAGTCAGTTTATCTGTAGGAAGAGGCGAAAAGTCTAAGAAGGGAGGACTGACTGCGAAAGGAAGAGCTAAGTATAATCGTGCTACAGGAAGTAATTTACAAGCACCCGTAACTGAAAAGAATCCTACGGGTAAAAGAGCAGCAAGAAGAAAATCCTTTTGTGCTCGCATGAAAGGAGTAAAAGGTCCAATGAAAGATAGTAAAGGCAGACCAACTAGAAAAGCATTAGCATTAAAAAGGTGGAGGTGTTAACTAATGACTTATTCAATTCCTGGAGATTACAGAACAAAAGTACAAACCTCCACAACTATTAACGATATAGATAGTCCTTTTACTAGGACAAGGGCTGTCTTAGACATGATGAAGGGTTGGGAAATAATGAAAGCTGTTACTGAGGGAACAGAGTATCTTAGAGAAAATAGCGAAGCATTTTTACCTTTAGAACCAAGAGAAGATTACACGGCTTACATGGCAAGAGTAAATCGTGCTGTATTTTCTCCTTTTACTCAAAGACTAATAAGAGCAGCTACAGGTTTAGTTCTTAGAAAGCCAATAACATTAACAGGCGATCCATACTGGACTGAAACTTTTAAAATGGATGTTGATGGTTGCGGTTCAGATTTAGATGAATATGCAAGAAGAATATTAATGTGTTCTCTTACTTATGGTCAAAGTCATATTCTTGTTGATTATCCTGCACCTTCTGGAGCATTAAGTCTTGCAGAGGAAAGGCAGCAAAATCGTAGACCCTATTGGATTGAAGTAGATCCTACAAATCTTTTAGGTTGGAGATTAGATAGAGAATCTAATTATGGAAATCTTATACAGGCTAGAATTTCAGAAAAAGCTGTATTACCTGATGGAGATTTTGGAGAAAAAGTATTTGAGCAGGTAAGGGTTATTGAGCCTGGAAACTACAGAGTTTTTCGTAAAAAAGATCAAGTTGATGCAATGTATGATGTTGATGATAATTCATACATGGGTGAATTTAGTACTGGCACTACAGATCAAGAATACAAATTAGTAGAATCAGGCAATTTTTCTTTAGGTGAGATACCTTTAGTTACTGTTTATTCTGGAAAAACAGAAAATTTAGTAAGCAAACCACCTTTACTTGATATTGCGTACTTAAATCTTGCACATTTTCAAAGACAAGCCGATTTGATACATAGTTTGCACGTTGCATCACAGCCGATGCTTGTAATGGAAGGTTATGACGATCAGACCAAAGACCTTGCTATATCTGTAAATTATGCGATGGCAACTCAACCTGGTAATAAAATTTACTATGTAGAGCCAGCTTCTAGTGCTTTTGATGCTCAATCTGCTGAAATTAAAGAGTTACAGATGCAAATGGCAACTCTTGGAATTAGTACATTATCACAACAGAAATTTGTAGCTGAATCTGCTGACGCTAGAAGGCTAGATCGTGTGGATACCAATTCTATGCTTGCAATGGTTTCTATGGAACTAGAGCAAAAGTTACAAAAATGCTTTAATTTATCTGCTGAATATGTAGGAATTGAGCCACCAGAAGTAAAAATCAGTAGAGACTTTGATATTGAAAGGCTTATTGGTCAAGACATTACAGCATTGAACGCACTGTTTGAGCAACAGGTAATAGATAGAGAAGAATTTAGAGATATTTTAGTACAAGGTGAAGTTTTACCAAACGCAAATGAGGTCAAATCTGAATAGTCTGCTACAATAGTAGATAAATATACATATTTTTATGGCTAAATCCTTAGATAAGGTGCTTCAGCCCGATGGATCTTGGAAGTGGGAACTTGTAGAACCTAGCTTATCTGAAAGAATGGGCAACGATCCTGGTACAGCTTGTCCTACTCCAGAAAAGTTAGTACCTGGAGAATTGGCTATTGATGAGACTGCCCCCGAACAAGGTATTCTTACTGCCAATTTAAAAACCATGACCAAAGCTGAACTAGAGGTTTATGGTCGTTCTATCGGTATTGAGTTAGATAAAAGACATACTAAGGCAGATTTAATTGCCGAATTAGAAAAATTTACTTCCGCTAGTTAATTATGATTGAAGAAAAAGTAATCGAGCAAACACCAGAAACTCCTGCACCAGAAGCTAGTACACCACCAGCCCCACCTGTAAATGATTTAGCTAAACAGTTACAGGAAGCAAATGAACGTGCTGCAAAAGCAGAGGCATTGGCAGACCAACAGCGTAAGGCTGCTGAAGAGGCAGAGCAAAAATTTAAAAATGCCAAAAGTAAAATTGGTCAATACTATGACGACAGAAATAAGGCATTAGAAGATCAGGGAATGTATAAGCCTTTATGGGAAGAGGCAAATAAAACAAATCAAGAAATGCAAAACGAGGTAAATAACCTTAAACAGCAGATTCAGGATTTAAAAAATTCTAATGAAGCTGCGAACACTAAACAAGAAGCATTGGCAGCTATCAGTAATCTTGGAGCCATAAATGCAGAACAAACCTTGTCATTGTTACAAGGAAAGTTACAAAGAAATGCTGAAGGTAAAGTAGTTGTTCTTAATGGTGGAGTTGAGCAAGATTTCAATACCTATCTCGGCAGTCTCAAAAATCCTGGTAGTGGTTGGGAACATCATTTTAAACCAAGTTCTGCTGCTGGAATGGGAGCAAAACCAA